ATTGATATCATTGTCAGCTGTTGACGTTCTTTGAGGTGACTTCATTAGTCTTTCAGCAGTAAATTGTAATTCTTTTGGAATTATCATTTTCTGACCGTTAAGAGCAACTTTTAGTCCTCTTTCATCAACGAAACCTGCAATGTCAATCAAAGATTGCTCAAGCGATGTTTCATTCAAATCAGCAGCAACAGCTAGTACGTTTGAAAACGTTCCGCCAGTTGCTAACGGATGCAATGAATTAATCAAAGACACTCCATCACCACCTGTAACAGTAGTAACCTGTGCATTGTTTAAAACAGCAGCCGCTTTGACTTGTTTTGTGTTAGACATAGATCTTGCAAGTGCTCTAGTGTATCTAGCTGCAAGTCTGTCATACAGATTGTCCTCGATAGCTTCTTCTGTGATAGAGAATGCTAAAGCGATAGTATCGTGTGTGTATCTAGCTGTAAAAGTCTCTTGAGCTTGATCGAACACTACTCCCGCACCTTCTTGTTTAACTGGTGCTGAAGCGAAACCGCTTAACATTACTTCTTCTTCAAAAGCTCTGTCAGACGACTCAGCTGGGAAAATTTCCGCATGCTGATTTTCGTATCTGTTGTATTCCAGGCCGAATAGTGCATTCAATCCTGGCTCTAGTTCTTTAACTAGTTGTGATCGTGATATAGCCATTTTTTATATTCTCCTATTATATGCCTGTGCCACTTCTATAGAAGTGATTGTTGATTCTAACTAGAATGTTCGCGTTAGGTGAACTAGTGTCTGAGTTATCAGGGTCTTGCGAAATATCAATTGCTTGCACAATGAATGTTGCATTAGTTCCTGATTCACTTACATCTAATTGCTGTAACGAGTTTCCAGTTTTTATATTTCCACTAACTGCTGTTAACGAGTAGTTTTGGTACAGATCTGCTCTTGCGAACGTTGCATCTGCGTCCGCCAAAAATACTGCATCAGGGTCATCAATAACAAACGCTGTAATATCGTCTGTTGCAACTCCACCTGGGTAGTAGTTTTTGAAGGTCGGCTTTTGCGTAGTAGGATCTGTGTAAAACACTCCGTTAAAAACACCCACAACAGCTGTTGAAGTATTACCAGGATATCTTTCAATATTTCCACCAGTAACTGGAATAACCATGTCACCTTGAAATATTGCAGTACCGTAGTTACTTGCAATAGTATATCTGTTTTGAGCGCCAACTAATGGTGTACCGTCTAGTTTTCTGTACGGTCTTAGACCGAACTTTTCTACTTGGTTTGACATTATGTTTTTTCTCCTATTATGTTTATATTATTTAGCCGCCTCGGGTAGTTATCGTTAAGAAATTACTTCTTAGAATTACCGCCAAAGGTCACTCGAGATTGCCTATCAATATTGATGGGCATCCCTGGTTGCTGCTCCCTCATAAGATCATTATCAACTGCGGTCATTTGGTCTTGAGTAATTTTATTAAAATACTCAGCGCGTGATTTTAAAATCTCTTCTGGTATCCTTGCCAGCACAAGGCCTCCAATTCCAATGCATCCATCGTATTGACCTGACTTAATTACAGGATATTGCCCTAGGTTTGGATTTGAAAGAATCTCATCTGCTCTTACAAATTCCCAACCCTCTCTAAGTTTTTTAGTTACGTTAGCCGTATCCTCAAACCCAGTGACAGATGTTCTAATCCATCTATGTGCATATCCCTGTGGTGCAGGTGGTGCATCCAAACTGGAAGGTGGAGCCCAGGCAGTTTTTTTCATATTTTCTTTTCTGCTCTCTGACTCGCGTGAGGTTCTCTTCATAGTATTATCCATTTGCATTCTCCTTCACGTATTTTGCGTATTCCTCTAGTGGCACTCCTAATTTCTTAGCAATAACTATTTGTGAACGAGTGAGTTTCACTGATCGGCGTCCGCTTTGGTTTCGTTGTGCAGAAGCCACAGTCTGGACGATTTTCTTTGGCTCCTGTTTTTCAAATTTATGAGGAAAATTTTCCTTCATAACTTTGTCTATCTCATTATAGTACTCATTACTTTCCGCGTCAAACCCCTGGTCCACGAGGTCTTGATGGACTTGAAAAGCAGCACTTGTCATGATCCTATCTGATCCAAACCATTCATTTTTGTCCGCCCATGTTGCGGCTTTCCCTGAAGGTTCTGGATAAGTAGGATTCTGAGGTACTTGAGTAGGTTGAGAATCTTGTTTTTGTTGATTACTTGTTCTTTCTTCTTCTTCAGCGGAAGTCATTTTAGCTCTTTCCGCATCAATAGCTAACTTAGCCATTAAAGAATTAGCATCTGCTATTTTATCTGCATCTTGATCGATGATAGCATCTCTCAAGGTTTGTTTTACTTTTTCTTGTTCCGCAGCTACTCTAGCAGAGTATTGTTCAACATAACTTTTGTTAGTTTTGGAAAATTTAGTTTCTGTTACATCTAATTTATCCTTTAAAGATTTAGCATAGTCTAAAGCTGCTTTTTCTCTTCTTTCGGATTCCCTTACTTTAAAAGTTAATTTATTGATTCGTTTTTTAACTGATTCTGATACAGAAGTTAAATCATCTACTTTTTTAGTATTAGTATCCTCTGTTTCTTCAACAGAAATATTTTCAATACCTGCTGCTTTAGGTTCTGTGTATCCTAAATCAACTTCTTCTTTTGGTAAATCAGTTTCTTTTTCTTCTATATTTGATTCTTCTACTTGAACCGATTGTTCGTCAACTCCATCCGTATCTAATTCTACGGAATCATCTTTTTGATAGTCACTTTTTTCTAACATTTTGTAGCTCCTGTTTTGCGTATGGTTTAGTATTGATGTAAGATATCCTCTGGGTTATTTATTCTAGCTATGATTTCATCATCATTTAGAATACGAACTTCTCCACCATCTATTTTAAATCTTGAACCTGCATATCTTCCAAAGATTACCCAATCTCCTTTAGAACACCATGGTCCGTCTGGAAATTTATCTTTGTCCTTGTAAGCAAGATCACCAACTTTTAATACGTATGCGCATACGGTTGTCATTTGTATTGTTTCGCTGGCTGTGTCTGTAAGAATAATCCCACCTTTAGTTTTCTTTCTTCCAGCGTAAGGTAACACTAAAAGTCTCCACCCTGTTGGGGCAGGAAGTTTTTCTAAAAGATCTTGATTGTTAGATACTGAGTCAGCATCTAATACTGTTTGGATTTCTTCTTTTTCCTTATAAGCGTCTAGCAACGCCTCTGTTTTTTTAGGTACTTCTTTCGAAGCCTCTAAGTTCTCCTTCATTTAATCGCTCCTGTTTGAACTGCAGGTCTTTAAGATCCTGAAGCAAAGACTCTAAGCCTTTGATTTGTCCTCTAATATAGTGAAGTTGTTCCATATTGTCAACAGAGTACACTAAGTTGTCTTTAAGCGATTCTATTCTCTTCTCGGCAGTTCTACGGACTACTCCGTAATCAATACCAAAACTATCTTCGTCATCCATAAAAATGTTTTATAGTGTTTACTTGTTATTGTAAATAGATTTAATTTTACCTTGAGCCAAAAGTTTTTTACGGTCTCCTTTAGTCAGCTGTGTAAACTGTATAGGCTGTATAGGCTGTTCCAACACTAAAGGCACTTGTTTTGAAGGGGTAAACAGTTTTTTAATCCACTTCCACATTATTGACACGATAAACACTCGTCAGAATTTTTGTCTAAGTCTTCCAGTGTTTCTTTTCTATTAGGTTTACATTTATCACAAAAGAATTGATTGTCTGTTACAAAATAATCTTCTGCACATTTACTACATTTATTAGTTTGTGGTTGTCCCATTTTTATTTTCCCTTTTTAGTATTGATTATATCAGTAGCTTTAATTCCGTAAATAGCTGCTACCACAGAAACCCAAAGTCCTGTGATCCACCAAGGCATTCCATCTAATTTCTCAAAATACAAATTTAATTTTTGTTCCATCTCAGGATCTTCTGCAAATACAGAATATCCTAACAAAAATAGAGGACTTGAAAGCACTAATAAAACAAATTCGTCTTTCCAGTCACCTTTTTGATTATCCATTATTTTACCAGAGTATTCAATATCTCCGCGTTTCATTTTTTCGGCGTGAAATAATTGAGCTTCTGACATAGCAATTTTAGTTGCTTGTCTATTT